AATAACAATGATAATAATATTGCGCCGCAAATAGATTTTGCGGCACCCGTTCCCGTTATAGAACAACCGGAGGAAAGCAAAGATAAAAAAACATTGTTCCGTAATTCTGAAATTTACAAGTTGGTAAAATTTGACGAAACCGGGGCGGGCGTTGATTATTCAGAGTTTGAAAAGAAATTTGCAACCCCGGAATTTGAAACGGTTGATTTGGTTTATTATTTCCATGCCGTCGCCGATTGGAGCGACCAAAAAAACATGAAACGCACAAAGAACGGTTGGTTGGCGACCGTGCGGAATTTTATCCGTGGCGATGTGGAACGCAACAAATTACATTTGAAACCGCAATTCCAACAAAGCAAATCCAAAATAAACGTATCTGATGCAGTTTCATTTTTGAATAAAGATAGCACTCTTTTTGAATAATGATTTTTGATTATGGAAAAGTTACCCGATAAAATAAATGTTCAAAATATGGCGTTGGAAATATACAACCCAAAGCCCGGAACAAAAGCAATTGAGATTCGCCGTAAAATGGTACAATTGCCGGAAGTTGCAAAAGCATTAACAAATATTGATAAACTTATATTTGTAGCGTCAACAAAAACGCAAATATCTGAAATTAATGATGAAACGTTGGTTGAGAGGTTGGCAACGGTTCTTAAATATATAGCAATTGACGTTGGTTTTATTATACCAAAGGAAATGCAAGAATGGCAATATATACAATCCCGTATTTTGGATATTTTGAAATTGTATTATTCAAATTATACTTTGGCAGATGTAAAGTTGGCATTTGAATTGGCGACGACCGGAGAATTAGACGAATTTTTGCCGAAAGACAGACAAGGGAACCCGGATAAAAATCATTATCAACAATTCAACGCCGATTATTTTGCAAAGATATTGAACGCATACAAGCGAAAACAGAACGTCGTAATTGACAAAGCGTTTAAAGTATTGCCGGAACCAAAAGGCGAAATGACTCCGCAGCAAATACGGCAATTTGAGATACAAAGACAATGGCGGAACCGTTATATTTTCCTTTGCTACAAATACACCGGGAAATTAATATTGGGGCTAACTGATGATATGTTTTTGTATGAATGGTTGCAAAAATGCGGGTTGGCTGATGATGTACAAGTTAAAGAGGACGACCGAAAAGAAGCGTTTGCCCGGTATATGCAGCGTGTAGCCCGTGGAATGATAAACCAATATACGGCGTTTCAAGTTCGCCGAAAAGGAACCGAAAGCCCGGAAATTGATTTTACGGCGTTTGAGGTTGCCCGGAAAAAGGAGATTATAAAAGCATTTGACCGGATGATTGCCGAGGAAATGCAAGTTGATAACTACATGAAGTTTTAAGTATGGCACGAATAAAAAAAATAGAGGCAACATTGGTTGGAGGCAATAAATATGAAATAATTATCAATTGTAATTCAAAGGGCGTTTTTTCTGCAAACGTCCCTATTGAATTAAGCATGAATGTTGCAGGACTACAAACCAAAATGGAAAATCCTAAATTGGACGAATTGGAAAGCGTTATATATAAGGCGTTGGCTAATTACAACAATTCATTTATAAAAACAAGACTTGTTATTGGAGTGGTATTTGGAGCAAAAGGAGATATTTGTAAAAATGATGATGGATTGATACACGAAAAGTTTTTGGGAAAATCCCCGTTTGTTATAAATGGGTTTTATTGTAGTTTAGATGGTTCGGTAATGAATTTCTTTTATAAAATACTATTGGAGGAAGATATAAACGGAAGTAAAAAGTATTTTTCAACAAATAGAAAAATAAAATATTCTGAAAGTTCTTTGTCATTGGTTCCTAAATATAAAATTATAGATGATTTTGTAGCGGAAAATATGCCAATATCAGATGTTGGTAAATACAACGTGATATTACCATATAAAGAGGAAATATTGGAAAGTCTTAAAGGGATAGAAAACCAATTAAGAAAAGCGGCTTTTTTCCTTACTGAATTATTAGGAAATGAAAAAGTTGAATTGCTATTGTCTAATAACGTTAAAATGATAGAATGAAATGGAATTATTTATTGTTTGCTTTATAATTGGCGTAATAGGTTATTTTACAAAAGCGGGAGGATATAAAGATGAAAATTGATTGCATAGTAGGAATTGACCCCGGAGCAAATGGGGGTATTGTTAAATGGCGTCCGAATGAAAATATTACAGCAATACAAATGCCAAAGGATATAAACGAACTCAAAGACTATTTGTTGTATTTGAAAAGCATTTGTTCGCCAATTGTCTTTTTGGAAAAATTGAGCGTGCGCCCGGATGATGTAACGCCGGGTGCCGATGGCGTAAATATGGGTAAATTGTACCGAATACAAAAGATGATGGCAAACTTTGAGCAATTGAAAGCAATCATTGCAGTTTGCGACATTCCGTTTGTCATGGTACACCCTATGAAATGGCAAAACGAATTGAAGTTGCGAGCAAAGACGACACGAAAAAAAGAAGAAAAGAACGAGCGAAAACGCAGATACAAAGAGGTTGCCGGGAATTTGTACCCGGAATTGAAACCGACATTGTGGAACGCCGACGCCACGTTGATAATGCACTTTGGACGATACATTTTGCGCAACAACCCCGGTTGGGTGCGTCAGAATTTACCAAGCAACATGCACGAACATTTATTTTAGCCCCGTAGAGCGATTTTAATTTCAAAATGGATAAAATATACATGGAAGAAGAAAAAGCCCCGCAAATCGAAAATCCGGGAAAAATAACGTTGGAAGAGTTCGCCGAGTTAGTAAAACAGATGCGACACAACCAACGCAGATATTTTGCGCAACGTCGCCCGGAAATATTAGCGACCTGCAAGAAATTGGAAAGCGAAGTTGATGCAGTTATTGCAAAGTTATTTGATAAACAATTGAGGATATTTTGAGATTGACCCGGAATGTGTAGGCGTTCCGGGTTTATTCGTTTTTCTGAAAAATAAAAAGAAATATATTTGGTAATTTAAAAAATATACGTACTTTTGTGCCGTTGAGATACAACGAACCGACCGGGCGGGTTCCCGGATAAAATATAAAGCTATGATTAAAAGAAAGCAAATTAAGATTAGCAGAGAAAGAGCAATAACAATTGCTATGAACCACAATTGCGTATCAAAAGAGATTGCGCAAAATTACACAGATTCAGAGTTGAAAGAAGTTTTGAAACAATTGAAATTAAAACCGGGTTTCTGATGGGAAAGTTTATTGATGAAGTAGGAGCAACCCGGCACGCAATGAGCGACAAAGAGTTGAACGAATTATACAAGCGTTTGGAAAATTTCATTGCTGATTGCACCATTGAAGAAGCAAAAGAAAACCGGGACGCATTTGTTAAGGTGGAAACATTGATACACCAAAGAATAAGAGAAAACAAAAAATAATATTAACCCGCCGGGGGAAACCCCGGCACAAACCGAGAGCAATATGATAGTTAAGAAATTAGAATTGGTAAATTTCCAAGTAATTAAAGAGTTTAACGCAGATTTTGACGGTAACGTTTATTTCATTACCGGGGATAATGAGTTGGGAAAATCAACGGTATTAAAAGCAATTGGGGCTTTGTTGACCGGGAACCGTGACGCCGTATTGAAGAATGGAGAAAGCAAAGGTTTTGCAAAAATGATTGTCGGCGACGACGGCGAGGAATACGAGGTTGAATTGAAATTCACGAAAGCAAACCCACGTGGCACGTTATCAATTAAATCAAAGACAACCGGAATGAAAAGCGATAATGTTTCTATGTTGCAAAAGATTTTCGGTTATACAGATTTTGACGCCGTGGAATTTTCCCGTTGGTCGGAAACCGCCGAGGGACGCAGAAAGCAAATTGAGGTTGTAAAGTCTTTGTTGCCGGAAGAAGTAAGAACAAGGATTGCCGAAATTGATACAACCGTTGCCGGGCTTAAAACAGAACGTACCGGAGTAAACCGAGATTTGAAAACCTACAAATCAATATCAGATGCAGCCGGGCAGGGATTGACAACGCAGGATTTGAAAACGTATGCCAAACAAAAGGACATTACGGAACTTATGAAAGAACAAGCCGAAAACGCCCAATTGATAGAAAAAGCAAAAACCGTTCGTTCGGCTTTGGAGCAAAGAAAAAAGCAGTTGGAAGAAATTCCGGAACGTTTAGCAGCGGCAAAAGCGACATACGAAAAAGCCATTGAAGAAGCTAAAAAAGCGATAGAAAGAACTGAAAAACTTTACAAAGAAGCTATTGCACAAATAGAAAGTGAAAAGGCAGATTATGAAGCACGAAAAGCAAATGCCGAAAAATGGTTGGCTAATTATGAAGAAAACAACCCGGAAAAATTAGATACAGCCGAGCAGTTGAGAAAAGCCGAGGAACACAACAAAATGGCTGCAAAGGTTGCCGATTATCTTTCAAAGAAAAAACAAGCAGACGACAAAAAAGCAGAAGCGGAAAAGATGGATTCAGAAATTGCGGAATTATCCGCCGAGCGTGAAAAACTTATTTCGTCGGCGAAATTGCCGATTTCCGGGCTTTCGTTTAGTGATGATGGGTTAGTATTAAATGACGTCCCATTTGTCGCCGGAAAGGTTTCAGATTCGCAAATAATGGAGGTTGCCGCAAAACTGATTATTGCAAGTAACCCAACCGTGAAAGTATTCCGCATTGCGAGGGGCGAAAGTTTGGGCGAAAAGAGATTGCAAGCAATTATTGAGATTGCCAAGAAAAACGGTTTTCAAGGATTCATTGAAGAAGTTAAGAGAGGGCAGGACGATTTGTTGATTGAAGAATACACAGAACAATAATAAACCGGGGGGCGTTAAATCAAAGCCCCCCCATAAAACAAAAATAATATGGAAGTAAAAGACATGACAATTTCGGACGTTTTGAAAACACCCGAATTTTATAATAATCTGAAAGTGGTTATTTCCGATTTGGAAAACACCCGGAGAAATGCAGGAATAAGCGCAAACGCCCCATTGAAACGGCACCCGATAGACCGATTGCAGGAAAAAGGAGTGTTTGAACCGGGACAAATGACCGTTCTTTATGCGTCGGCGATGGATAAAAAATTGCAGGGGTATTCAAGTAGCGAAAGAACGTTTATTTTGAATGTAGGTGGAGAGGCTTTTAATAAGACCATGAAACAATTTGTTGACCGGGAAAAGAAAGAAAATGAAACAGAGTGTAAATGATTTGAAACCGGGAATGATGATGTTGGTTATTAAAAATGATAATGGAACATTTTCCCCGGTTTACATGGACGAATTTCAAAGCGATTTTTTAGATAAATGTTTGGCGTCATTGAGCAAAGAAAAACCGCTTATAAAAGGAACTAAAACGGAGTTGTATGTAAAACAATTGGACGATGAAAAAAAGAGAGATAACAGCAACGGGAATGATTAATAATAACGGCGGTTTACAAATGTACATGGGGGAATTAAATCAATTCTTTGCAATGCACAAAGGTAGCCGCATAATCGCCCGTTTTATTGTAGCGTCGCCCGGTTCGTCAGAGTCTTTGAAAGGTTATTATTTCAATTACGTTGTACCAACGTTTAGAACCGGAATTTGGGAGGCGGGCGAACGTCTGACAGATGAACAAACCGAACGCCGATTGCGTGAGTTGTCCCCGGTTATGTATGAGCAAATACCGAATATTGAAACCGGGGAATATGAAACCCGGTTGCGTAAAATACCGGAGTTGAGCAATGCGGAATTAATAGAACACATTGAGCATTTAAAGCAGATTGCCGCCGAGGAATACAGCATATTTATTGACGACCCGAAAAGTCTTTGAAATGAAACATTATTCAGAATTAAGCCCGTTAGAAAAGAAAGCGAGAGAGGCAAGCGGGCGGCTTAAATGTACGGATTGCCCAATATATAAATTATGCAAGACAAGCGAAATGTTTATTGATGCGTGCGATTTTATTTATTTGTCGGCATTTAAAACGGGGTATAATACCCATAAAAAAGAAACAAGAAGATTTAAAAAGAAAAAATAATATGTTTTGCAAGTGTAACCAACCCCGTAAATGTTACCCGTTGAAAGATTGGCGGGTTATCCGGTACCAATATACGCCGCACTGATATAGCCGGGTTAAATGTTTGAAATGCGGTTGCGTGTGGATTACACGGGCAAATTATGTTGAACAAACGCCCAATAAAGACGGGCAAAAAAGATTATTTGATTATGAAAAAAGTAACATTGAAAGACAGCAAAGGAAATGAGATAAACGACATTATGAAAGATGTTTTGACATTCGATTGTGAAACAACCGGGTTGCCCCCAAAGGGCGCAAAATGGGACGTTGATTTTGCGGAATTTCCAAATATTGTGCAATTGGCATGGGCGGTAAACGAAAAGGAACGTTCCTACATTATTAAGCCGGAGGGATGGGAAATACCGGAAGCGTCAACAGAAGTTCACGGAATTACAGCAGAGAGAGCAAACGCCGAGGGCGTCCCATTTGCTGATATTATAGACGAATTTTTGGAGGATTGCGAAAAAGCCCGTTTGTTGGTAGGACACAACATTTACTTTGATACGTCAATTGTAAAAGCAATGATATTGCGAATTATGGGGCGTGAGTATTACGACGAAAAAGCCGAGGACGCATTGTTTAAGGGAAAACGAATTGATACCATGATGAAAACAATTAAATTTGTCGGCGAAATGTTTGCAAATGGACGTCCCGGAAAATTCCCGACGTTGGAAGAACTTTATAATAAATGTTTCCCCGGCGAAACATTCCCGGCGCATGATGCGTTGGAGGACGTGAAAGCCTGCAAACGTTGTATTCCGGTTTTGGTGGAAAATGGTATTATAGAACTGAAACCAAAAGAATATCCGGCGGAACAATTGAAGTTTAACCCGGAACCCGCAAAGACCAAAAAGGTAAAAAGGGAAGTTTTAGTTCACGACCCGAAACCGAGATTGGCACCGGATGCAGAGCCGGAAAACAAGGTTGCAAAATTGTTAAATGAAACAGACTTTTAAATTATGAACGAAAAAAAAATGTGCATTGATTGCGTGGATTATCCGGTATGTTGTTTATCCGGTCGTTGCGCTGATGATGAACCGTGCGAGTATTTCCAAGAAGAAACCGACCCGGAGGAACCGGGAAACAATAAAGATTAAAAACTATGAGCAAAGAAAAACAAAATGTTATGCCGATTCCGTCAGAGGAAAAGTTTGCATTATCGAAAGTAAAGTTATTGAAAGATGGCGGGTTAGACGTACATTATGAAGTAACGGAAGTTGTCGGCAATGAGAGTTACACAAACAAATATCATGTATTGAGCGCAAAGGATATACACCCGGATTTGCGTAATTTGTTTAACGATTTGCGCCCGATTATGGGACGTGTATTCAATATAACGTCGTTTAAAACTCTGATGGAAACGCCGGATTTCAAAGCAACAAAGAACCAAAAAGAAATTGCGGAAAATTTCGCCAAAGAATGTTTGAATAATATCGAAGTAAGGGGCGTTTCTTTGTCCGGGAAGGATGATAACGTTGGCGTTGTATTGACCGGATTGTTTACGGTTTCCAATAATCAGAAAACGGCGATTAATACCCCACGTTTGAAATACAATACAGAAACGTTTGGATTTGAGGAAAGATTGGAAACAATTGTTCAAGGAATAGAGGAAGAAGTTTACGCATTTCTGTTTAAAGGAAAGAAAGCCCAATTGGAGTTGTTCGGGGCTGATGGCGAGGCAAACGATTTGGTTTATGTAAATGATGCGGAGGGCGGAAATGATGACGGGTTATTCCCGGAGGTTGACGACCCGGCAAATAAAAATGATTAATGGAACCTATATTGTTAACCGAACGTTGCGAATATGACTATTGCGTTAAACGTGGATATGAGCCATTATTGGATATTCGTAATTTCTGTTTAGATATACGGTTACGGGTTCAAATACAACGGGAATTGTTCGGACATTGCGTTTTGGGGCGTGGCGACATTCCCGTTGCCAATGAAAGGTTTTTCCGGTGGGTTTGGGCGCATAAGCCCCACAGATGCGAGGAAACATTGCGACCGTTACACAATTATTCCGCCGTGTATTGTTCCCATATAATGACCCGTGGCGCATACCCGGAAATGGCACACGACCCCCGCAATATTAATATTTTGTGTTTTGAAATGCACAACCGTTGGGAAAATGGCGACCGCCAAAAGATGCGTATTTATCCCGGCAACGTTAGGGTTATAGAACTATTAAAAAAAGAGTATCAAAGTTTGAGATTATGAGAACAAAAAAAAGAACACCCGATTACGGGGCGATTTCCCGCCGTTCAATCCAAAATGATTTTAAAAGGGTACAAAGGTACCCGGAAAGGGAGAAACGCCCGCAAATCGAAAATCCGCCCGAAATAAATGCAGAAATACGTGTTTTGTTTGTTAGTGAAAATTCAGCATATTACCGATACCGTTCTTTTTTCGTCGGCAAATTGGTAAGACTAATAAAACAATCAAACGTCGGCGGTTGGATAGTTGAATTTGTTCACGACGACGACCGGAAAGCGATAAATCATGCCGCCGGATGGTCGGATATGAAAAAAGAATATTTGTTGGATGGCGTAAAATTTAAGTAGATGAAAATCAAAAAACAAACCGGATATAAAATTGTATTTTATACGTTCGTGGCGTTAACGGTTGCGTCATACATTTGGACGTTATGGAGTATTGGAAGTTGGATTTTTAAAGCAATATTTCTATGAGTGTAAACAAAGTTATTTTAATGGGTAACGTCGGAAAAGACCCGGAGTATAAAGATTTCGACAACGGCTGTTCGGTTGCGCAATTCACTTTGGCGACAACCGACAGAGCATTTAAAACGGCAAACGGTACAGAAGTACCGGAGCGCACCGAATGGCACAATATTGTTTTGCAAAATGGATTGGCAAAGGTTGCAAAAGAGTATGTAAAAAAGGGCGATAAACTTTATATTGAGGGGAAAATAAGAACCCGCAGTTATGAGGACAACAACGGCGTCAAAAGATACATTACAGAAGTTTACGGGTTTAATATGGAAATGTTGACGCCAAAGAAAGACGGATAAACAACAGCGCAGCAGGGAGGCGCACCAACACCGCCGCAGCCAATTCCCGACCCAAACAAAGATAATTTGCCATTTTGAGAATGAGGAACGAAATTAAAATTCAAATCCCGGAGGGTTCCCGGCTGATTGGGACACGGACAAAAGGGCGAACGGTTATTGTTTCTTTTGAATACATAAGGAGGACGCAGCCGTTACCGGAGCCGGAACCGATACGACCAATTGGTTTTGCCCATTACAAGGAACCCGCCGGGAAAGATAAAAAATAAAGTTATGCAGTTTAATAGCAAAGAATATGACCCCGAAAAACACGACCGTTGGCGTGCGTTGACCGTCAAACAGCCATACGCAAATGATTTGGTAACGGCGGCATACAAAGACGAAAACGGCGTTGTTTACGGGCGAAAATCAATAGAAGTTAGAAGCAAAAAAACGTCATACCGTGGCGACGTTCTTATTTGTTCGTCGGCAAACCCGGTTTATCCGGGAATGGAAAGCGGCGTTACTTTGGGATTGGTTGAGTTGTACGACATAAAACCAATTAAGGATTTTACCCCGGAGGATTGGGAAAACACCCGAATACCAAAAGAAAAGCGGGAAAAGATAACAAAGGGTTTCGGTTGGCTGATGCGCAACCCCCGCCGGGTTATAGAAATGCCAATTAAAGGGCAATTGGGAATTTACAATTTGGTTTATACAAAGGGAGAAATAATTGAATACCCCATACAAGTTGTAATTGATAAAATTAGTTGGGAAAAAATTCAAAAACAGATTGAGAAATGAAAAGTATCGGATTCAAATTTTGGAGAATAGGAATTTTCCTTTTTATGCGTAATGTGTGGAAATACAAACATTTCGTGTTGTTGCCAACGTTGGCGTTGGATGCGGTAAAAGGTTACGACCGATACGCCGATTTGGAATTGAAATTTCTTTGTTTTGGTTTGGGGTTCCGTTTTATATGGATAACCAAAAGAAAATATTAACTTTGTACGGTAGTAAATTAAAAACGTGAGCGATGGAAGAAGTTACAAAAATATTGCCGTTCAATGAGGCGGCAAAGTTACAAACAGAGGCAGGAAATTACGATTGCCGGATTACTGATTTGGCGGTTGTTGGCGGAGGCAATGCGAGAATATCAGTTGCCGGAACTGACGAAAATCTGAAAACACTATTCGACAACGTGAAAATCCCTTTGGATAATGAGAATAAAGAAACCACAACCGTTTGAAACCGGACGTGAATACAACCCCGGCGAACGTGCAGTTTACCGGGGTATGGTAATAATTGCGGAAAGATGGGTTAAACCGTCTGATAAACTGATTGAAAATGTTGGCAAATATGTATGTTTGAGTAGATGCGCATGTTGCGTTATCCATAAAGACGATTGCCCGGCGGTTGGGCTTAAATGCCACAGAACAAGCCGGAGCGATAACAAAGTAATATATTTTAGAAAATTGTATGACATAAAAGAAAAGAGCGATGAAAAAGATATTTCAATTAATAGTATCAATCCCGCACGATAAATTATTGCATATTATAGCGGGAATGATTGTTGTAATGTTGGTTTTGCGTTTGGTTTCATTTATCGGGATTCCGGGAATGATTGCACGTATTATCGCATTGATAGCAGTAATTTTAACCGGGGTATTGCGTGAGGTTTACAACAAAAAACACGGAGGCGTATTTGATAAAAAAGATTTGTACGCCACAATATCCGGAGGACTGATTGTTTTATTATTAACCGTTTATTAATTGGATATGGAAAAAAGAAGTTTTATTCCGTTTGATGCGGAAACGTTTTTGATGATTGAAGATGTAACGGGAACAGAACCGGAAGTTACAGAGAAAGAAAATTACTTTGAACTTAAAATGTACGCCCCGGACAAAGAGGAAAGAATAATTGAAGCCGCAATATATGCAGTTCAAGGCAGATACGGAAAAAGAATAAAAGACGTAAGGACGATTAAAGAACAAAACCTTTTGCGTGGTGCAATATTCTTTGTTGAATACGAAAAAGGGGCGGAAAATTTGCCAAATGAGTTGCGCACAAATTTAGGTATGCCGGACGAAACCGCCGGGGATATTTATTGCCGCCGATTGTTAGAAATTCGTGCATTACCCGTAAAGCGTGATAATTTGGAAAAATTGCTGATGTTTACCGGAGGCGGAACAATGCAGATTCCGAGAACGCCCGGCGGTTTGGAGGTTTATTCATTCCCGACCGAAAACGGCGTAATGTTGGACGTACCGGAGGGAAATTATATTGTATTGACGCAGGACGGTAAATTTGGCAAAATGGATGCACAAACATTTATGGCTAACTTTGAAGAAAAGGACACCAATACAGCCGGATTGAGTTTTGACGAAAAGAGATTATTTGAAAAAATGAATAGTCTTTTCGGAAAGAACTTACAACGCAGATTCTCAAAGTTAACAGAGGAATACCACGAATTGTTTGTTGCGGTTGATGATATGTTGGTAAACGGTATAATTCCGGACGACAAAACGGAAATAATAGACGAGTTGGCAGACATGAACGCCGTTTTGTTTCATATTGCAGGGTTGTTTGGGTATAGCCAAAAGGAATTGTTGGAAATGGCAGCAACGAAAATTGAGGGACGACAGATTGACCCAAATTTCATGCAAAAGCACCCGCACAAAAAGAATGATATATATTGCAGTTCAATATATGATGCAAACGACGTCTATTGCGGAAATTGCGCAGCGTTCAAATGCGAGGATATGAACGGCGACGGATATTGCGAAACGTGCGACACCATGCGACATTGTGGCAATTTGGCGTGCAATGAATGGCAAAGCAAAGCAAAAAATCAGCAATACAAACATTTTGATGAACGTTTTAACAAAAGACTATGACAAACGAAGAAAAAGAAGAAGTAAGAAAGCAAGCGTTGTTCCTTACAAATACGGCATATCTTTTGGCTGATATGGCTAATTCGTGCGCAATTGATGCGGAAAGCAAATTGGGCAAATTGGGAAAATGTTTTCAGAGGGACGAAAAAATGAGGTTCAAGAAAGCCGCAAAGTTGGCAAAGGATTTGTTGAAAGCCACAAAGGAAATAACAGAACCGATGTACGATATTACCAACGTAGATGATGCGTGTATTGATAGCGATTATCTTTTGGAAGTTATTCAGTTGGTAATAAACAGAACCGACGAAACCGAGGAAAGCAAAACGGCGATGTTGGAATACATAAAGAAGTTACCACAAGTTGAACATGTAGAAGTTTAAGCGTATGAAAAAGGATTTTAAAAAAGAACTAACCGAACTTATTAATAAGCACGGTTTAGAAAAGGAAATGAGAGATACCCCGGATTATATTTTGGCACAAGTTTGTATTGATGCAATGGCGGTATTTACGGAAGCAATCGCCCGCCGTGACGAATGGCACGGATTCAGAAATGCAGATGCGGAAAAGCCAAAGGAGGAACAAAAGCCCGAAAGCAAAATTGATTGTTCAAAATGCGAATTTCGTATGAAATGCGCCGAATATATGAGCAAATGCAAAATATCTGAATTGATAGAGAATTTCAAAAAGACGGACGACAACTAGGAAAAAATAATGATTAATGCAGTTTTGAAAGATGTATCAAACGCATTAAACCGCCCGGACGAAAACCACGAAAAAGAAAGATTGAAAAACACATGTATAAAAGAACTTATAAAACAGCACAAAGGGGCATTATACATGATGTTTTGGAATGGTGCAGGAAAGTACGAAACAATTGCTATCAGTATAGCATTAAAAGAAAAAACAAGAAAGGAAAGCGAAAATGAAACCCGTTGAATTTCCCGGCGTGAATGTAGTCTTTGCAAAAGACCAACCGGAATATATGCCGTTACCTGCAATGAAAATCCCCAATGACCCGCAGGGGCTTATAATTACCAAATGGCAGTTATCCCCGGAAGAATTGGAGAGAGTAAAAGAAACCGGAACAATACATTTGTCAATGCTGACGTTTAACCAACCATTGCAACCCGTATTGTTAACCGTGGATTTACCAAATGAATAAAATGGAAAATATAATAACCGTAAAATCAGCAATGCACGTTATGGATAAAGAAACGTATGTAAAGAGAATGGCAGAATTGGTTGAAATAAAACAAAAGGCTTTGGAGTATAACAGAAAAGAAAGACAAAAAGCCACAGAAAGTTATATAAGCCAAAGTTGCCAATTTAAAAAAGGCGATAGAGTAAAGCACAAAGGGAAAGCCGGAACAATAGAAGATATAAAAGCAGAATACGACGGCAAATTTGTGTATGATGTTAGATTTGATAAAAAGGACGGTACGCCGTCATGTAGAGTAACAACCGTTTATGAATGGTTGTCGGAAAAGATAGAAAAGGCATAATAAACGCCCCGGAATTATAACCGGGGCTTTGCCGTTTAGGTACCGGAACGAAAGAAAGCCAAAATAAGCCCCGTAGGGCGACGAAAATAAAAGTATCAAGTAACAAACAAAACCAGCTTAAAACGAAAATTCCCCGAAAATAACAAGCAAAGGGAAAGCGACGTTTGAGAGGAAAGCAAAGCGAAAGACTTTGCTGTTATAAAAAGGTTGGAAAATGGAAGCAAGTAAAAGACAAAGGGGCGGACGCCCGAAAATGTGCAAAAGGACGAAAGACCAAAGGGAATTTGATTTGTCGTTTTGCTCAAATCTGTTTTTGCGTGGTTACACGTACAAAGAGATTTCCGAAAGACTGAATGAAGAAAACGCCCGGCGTGGGGTCGGTTACACAATCAGTAAACAGATGGTTTATTGGGATATGCAACAATTGCTTATTGAGTGGAAACGTGAGCGTATGGATAATATAGACGATTACGTTACGCAGGAATTGCGAAAGTTGGATAAAATGGAGGTTGAATTGTGGGAAGCGTGGGAACGTTCCAAGACCGGGAAAACGAGAGAGAAAAACAGACAGAACGCAAAGCCCCGTAAAGTTTTGGAGGATGGCGACAACCCGGAATATTACGGGTATGAGGAAACGACAACGGAAACGTCCGCCGGGAACCCCCGATTTTTGGATTTGCTTTTGAACGTACAACAACGCCGGGCAAAGATGTTGGGATTTGATGCACCAATAAAAGTTGAGATTCCGGGAATAAAAGAAAGCATAAACGGCGATGCACCGAAATACGATGTATCAGCAATCCCGGACGACCTATTGTTTGCGGTCGCCGATAAATTGCAAACAGCAGAATATAAAAACAATTAGCAGAAAAAGGAGTAATTGACAATGGCACGGACAACAAAGAATAATATCAAGAAAAAGGATGAACCGAAACCCGTACACACGTGCGGGGATTGTGGTTGGGCAAATTTTATTACGAACATTCAAATTTGGATATAGACGGGAACCCGATTTGTTTAAAATGCCCGTTTGTCGAAAATCGCAGTATGATACGTTCGGAAAAAGCGTGCGACAAATGGAAAAAGAAACAATAAATTGGTCTGTTTTTTAGATTTCCGGTTTTTGCGTCAGAAAAAACACGGGGAAAATACAAAAAACAAGTAGTCTATTTTTAAGAATTAAACAAAATGGATAAAGAACAATTGCTTAAAATGTATGCAGCAATAAAAAACAATCCCGACGAAATTGTAAAAGCGGCGTCCCGTAATAGGCTGATAAACTTTGCCCGGTATATGCAGCCGGATTTGGCTTTGGAACCTTTTCACGTCGTTTATTACACGTTGTTAGATATGTTTGCGCACGGATTAATACGAAAAATGATTGTGCAAATGCCGCCCCAACATGGGAAAAGCGAGGGTTCAAGCCGGAAAACACCCGCTTTTATGTTAGGTTTAGACCCGGACAAAAAGATTTGTATCGGGTCGTATGCGGCAACCATTGCGAGAGATTTTAACCGGGACGTCCAAAGAATAATTGATACCCCAAGATACCGGGAATTGTTCCCGGAAACGTATTTAAACGGTTCCAACGTCGTAACAATGGCTAATACGTATTTACGAAATTCTGACGTCATAGAAATGGTTGGGCATAAGGGGTCGTTGCGTGTTGTCGGTCGTGGCGGTTCGTTGACGTCAAAAACGGTTGATGTTTCGATATTGGACGACGTTTACAAAGATTATGCCGAGGGTAACAGCCCGATTGTACGTAATGCGGCGTGGAAATGGTACACGACCGTTGTACGTACCCGTTTGCATAATGATTCCCAAGAATTAATTGTGTTTACCCGTTGGCATGATGATGATTTGATTGGGCGTATTGAAAAAAGCGGGGAAACCGTAATTGACATTAAAAGTTGGGATGATGTAAAAGACATTCCGGCGGGCGCATGGGTACGAATAAATTTTGAGGGACTGAAAACCGGGGAACCAACAGAGATTGACCCACGGGAACCGGGGGAGGCGTTATGGGATAGACGACACAGCCGGGCAAAATTGGAGGGACAAAGAGCGTTAGACCCCGTACAATTTCAATGTTTGTATCAAGGCAACCCCGGAAACGCAGAGGGTAAATTGTACCGGAACCCGTTCCGAACATACGTTGACAAATCCGAATGGGGGACGTATGTACGTAGCGGAAATTATACAGACGTTGCCGACGAGGGCGACGACTTTACATTTTCGGCATGTTATGACATTTACAAATCCGGTAATGAGGCATGGAACGAACAAAAGAAACGGTTTGAACCGATTTTGTATGCGCTAATTACCGACATGGTATTTACGCAGGAAAACACAGAAATAACAGCCGTTACCGTCCCGGATATGATAAACAGATGCGGAACGCAAAAAGCATGGATTGAAAGCAACAACGGCGGTTCCGGCTTTGAAAAGGTTATAAGGAAAAAGATAAAAGCAGTAACAGAACCATTTTATCAAGGGGCAAACAAGGAAAGCCGTATTATAACAAATTCAGCGATGGTAAATGCACAAATAATAATGCCGATTGGATGGGAACAACGTTTTCCAAAAATACATGAACATTTGACCGGGTTTTTGCGTGATTTTCCGGCAAATACCCATGACGACCCGGAGGACGGTTTAACCGGAATTTATGAAAAGGAATTGGCGGACGGTAATATTAAGCCATACAACGCCGCATGTAAGGGTATTACACGCCGTAACTAACAATAAATTCCATATATGCAAGAAATTAACCGGAAAATATTATAACTTTGCAAAAAGAAAGGGGCAAAGGGATAGCCCCGGAGATTATAAATTTAGTTTTAACGTTAAAAATTTAAAGAGTATGGCGATTTGTAAATGCCCGGCAGCAGAATCGTTGCCAAACATTCCAAACTTTACGTGTGCCGAGAGTTTCGGACAGATTCAGAAAGTAGCGTTTCAGAGATTGTACAAAAGCACCGGAGAAAAAAATTCATTTGCCAAGGATGCGACAATAGAAGCTAAAGCGTCATGGACGTCGTTGTTATCAGCCGATGACGACACAAAAGTTGTCGTTTCCCCGTATATCCAAGCACCAACAGCAGAAGCGGGCGCACCCCGTACATTTGGAGGCGGAAACGAAACGTTGGGAGGTATTGAGGAAATTATAGGACGTGAGCCAACCCCATTTACGGCGGTTATGCGTAAAATGCCGCAATCACTGATTAAAGCATTGAAAGAATTGCAGTGTGAAAGCGATTCCCAAAATTTGGGGGTTTATTTGTTTGATGGAAACGGCGCAATTGGTGCATTGCAAGACCCGAAAACAGCAACAACGCATTATCCTATCCCAATTCGTTCTTTGTTTATCGGGGATAAAACATTGGGAGGATTTGAGGCAACCGATAGCAATGCAATACAATGGTCGTTTTTGCCTAATTGGTCGGATGATTTGGCTATTATCGTACCGGTAGATTTTAACCCGCTAACAGACTTGAAAAATGCAGCAGGGTAAACAAACAATAGTGACGTTGGAAAATGAAACATTGAAAACGACACGAGATTTTGAAGTTAGCCACGCCGAAAGACTTTTAAAAATGCCAAATAACGGCGGTTGGAAATTACCGGAAAATAGTAAATTCGATTTTAGTTTAGAACATGGGCTTAGATATAAGAGAAATAAAAAAGCAGATAGCGGAGCCACGGAAAAAGACGGCGATTAGTAGGGCGGTTTACCACCAAAACCGCATACGTTTTCACGCCCAAACCGTGTTGACGCCGTATATTATGCAGCCGTTAAATGATTTCTTTGCTTTTGTTTCTAATATATTGCCCGCCGACAAAGTAAGGTTGTTTAAAACAATGTTCCGTTACCCCGTTAAAACAAACGAGGTGACGGACGTTTGTTTTGCTAAATTGAGCCGTATTTTCGATGGTAGAAACCCGGCGTTCAATTATCAGTTTATGAACAGCGAACAACGGGACGATTGGGAGTATTACCGACAAAGCGTTTTAGGGGAGCCGCAAATTTGGGCAACAAAAGGATGGGAGTATTTCAAAACCGAAATAAACAGCGTTTTAGTTGTTGATTTGCCCCAAGAACAAGCCCCCGGCGATAAATACCCGGCACCGTATTTCTATTGGTTGCCAATAGATAGTATTATTACTTTCGATTCGGATAAAACAACGGGCGTTATGCGTTGGATTATATTCAAGCAGGACGACAACCGTATTGCAGTAATAGACGATGAAAGATATAGGGTTTTCAGAGAGGAAAAAGGAAACGTTGGGGAATTGCTGATTGACAGCCCGCACGATTTGGGATATTGCCCCGCCCGTTTCTTTTGGAACGAACCGTTAAGCCTAAAGGACCCCGATGTTAAGGCGTCGCCATTGACAAAGGAGTTGGAAAGTTTGGATTGGTTTCTGTTTTACCATATATCGAAACGGATTTTGGATATTTACGGGTCGTACCCTATTTATTCCGGGTATGAGCAAAATTGCGATTACTCAAACGCAGAAAACGGCGACCATTGCGACGGCGGATTTATTAAAGACAAAGCCGGAAATTATAAATTCGACCAAGCCGGATTATTGATACCATGCCCGAAATGTGGCGACAAAAGAATTGCCGGAGCCGGAACGTATATTGAAATACCCGTACCGGATGGCGATAAACAACCGGATTTGCGCAACCCTATTCAAATGTTGACCGTTGACCGTGATAGTTTGGACTTTAATGTTTCCGAGGAAACACGTTTAAAAACAAACTTAATTACGGCGGTCGTTGGAACAAATGAGGAAATAACGACACGGGACGCATTGAACGAACAGCAGATACAAGCCAATTTTGAAAGCCAAAGCACGGTATTAAACCGGGTTAAAAAAGGATTTGAGGAAGCACAACAATTTGTTGATGAAACAATATGCCGTTTGAGATACGGAAATATGTTTATATCGGCAAAAATAAATTTGGGAACGGAATTTTATTTGTACGACCCCAACAAATTACGGGAACGTTACAAGTTAGCAAAGGACAACGGAGCAAGCGAGGCAGAATTGGACGCATTGCAAAACAAAATAATCGAAACGGAATATAGACACGACCCCACACAATTACAACGTATGTTGGTATTGTCAGAATTGGAGCCGTACAAGCATTTAAGCCGTGCCGAGGTATTGGATTTATACGGAAAAAATCTAATTTCTGAAAACGAATTGCGTATTAAACTGAATTTCGCTAATTTTGTTCGCAGATTTGAACGAGAAAATACTAATATATTGGAGTTTGGCAGTCAAATACCATTCGACCAAAAAATTAAAGTAATAACAGATAAATTTAATGAGTATGCGAGTGAAAACAGAAACAGAGGGTAAAACAAAGGACGTCGGATTGTTGGACGTTACCCCGGAAAATTTCATTGTCCCAAAAGGGGAAGAAAGTTTTTATCATTGCCGAATTGAGGTTGTAAAATTCCACGGCGAAACCGGAGAAAGATTGTCAAAACCACGTATTCAAGTTTTCGGAAAGAAATTCTTTGAAACATTTGGTTTGCACAATTTGAGAAAGCAGGGTTATAAAGTAGATATTTTGCATGACCCGAACGTTTGGGAGGCTGCAAACAAAGAAAAGATTGAAGCCAATAAACGTGCCAAAGCAGAAGCCGCAGCACAAGCAGCAGCAGAGGCAAAAGCGGCGGAACGTGCGCAGATGAAAGCGGAAATTATTGCAGAACTGAAAGCCGCCGGAGTTATCCCGGAAGAAACAAAGAAACCCGGAAGAAAGACGAAAGCCGAAAAGACAGAAGAAACGGCAACCGAAAGCCCGGAAAATAACGAGAACGTTTAACCATAAATATTACGAATATGGCACAGATTGCACAGCAGGACAATTTGGTTATTGAAGTAACCACAACCGCCGAAGCATTGGACGGCGACACAAAAGCAAAATTGATTGCATGTATTGAGGGCGGCACAATTGCCGACGTCGTGTTGGTAACAAAAGAGGCTGAAAAGAAAATCAGCCATGCAAAGATTGTTAGTTGGTTGGTTGATACAACCGGAGATTCGCCGAAATACACAATCTACATTGTAAACGCAAAGAGTGCGTCAATTGAAACAATTGCACTTAATTTAATTCAGGAAGGGTAAAGAATTATGTTAACGAGAGAAATTTTAGTTGCAAATGCGGCTTTGTCGGGATTGACTGACGAACAGATTACAGCGATTACAACATTATCGCAGAATGACGAAAACAGCGTCATTGCAAAGAAAACGAGCGAAATTTACGGGGCTTTGGATGCGGATATTTTGACGGCGTCCGGTATCGCCAAAAACAGCACTGAAAAGACGTATGATTTCGCAAAACGTGTTATTGGGGAGTTCAAAACAAAAGCAGAAAGCGCAAACGGGTTACAATCGCAGATTGATACGTTGACAAAAGAAAAGGCTCGTTTGGAAAAAGCGATTGCGGACGGTTCGGCAGATGCGGAAACGGTAAAAGCATTGAAGCAAGCAAAGGCGGATTTGGCAAACGTTACCGCACAATATACAGAGTTGAACACGAAGTTTGAGCAAATGAAAACCGAACACGAAAAAGAAATGTTTGGAGTAAAGATTGACAACGCATTGCAGACAGCCGCCGCCGGGCTTACATTCAAAGCCGGATTCCCGGAAAGCGTGACAAAGGTAATTTTGGCACAAGCAAACGAAAAAATCAAAGGAATGAACCCGGAATACATAGACGACGGAAACGGCGGAAAGATTTTGGCATTTAAGGATGCAAGCGGCGCAATTATGAGAAACCCAAACAATCAGTTAAACCCATATACCCCCGGCGAATTGCTGACAAAAGAGTTGGAAACAATGGGAGTATTGGAGCCTAAAAGACAACAGCCCGGAGGCGGAACAAACCCGCCAAAAAATCAGCCCGGAAGCGGTTCAATAACCGTTGATGCAAGCGGAGCCAAAACAAGAACAGAGGCATACGATGTTATTGCAAATTCTTTGATGCAGCAGGGTTTAACAATCGGTTCAAAGGCTTTTGATGATGCAATGAAACAAGCATGGCAAGATAATAACATTGGTCAGTTACCGGAAAAATAACACGGGAAAGGGAACCCCGCATTTAATAACAATTTAAAAATTAATTAATTATGAGTTTAATTGCTACAAGATTACAGAATTGGCGAGTTGAAAACCCGGAATTAGACCGCAATATGACCCGCCCGTGTGAGTATGGCGCATTGGATTTCTTTATTGAACAGACCAACGCCGCAAATTCTATTTTGTCCCCAACATTGCGTGACCGTGCGTTTGCCTCAATTGGTAATACGGTACAAATCCCGGTTATCACTTACGATGGCGACGTTACCGTTGGCAACGTTCGTTCGTGCGTTATCCCGGACGATGAAAACACGTCAGCACTTTACATGGTTGTTTGGGCGACATATTCAATTGGTTTTACTATGGTTCCGGCGTTGTACATGAACAACGAAATTTCGTATGAACACGATTTTAACCGCAAAATGGAAAAGAATTGCCGTGCGTTGGCTGATGCGTTAGACAAAGCAGCCGTTGTCGCATTGGAAGCCGGAAAGACCAAAGTTTTGAAAGATAAATTGAATTACAATTTCATCGCAAACGTTATCGAAGTTCCAACACAAATGGCAACCGAAATTATGGGCGATATTGACCCGATTATGAGGGCGAATTGTTACCCACGTATGGTGCATATTATCGGTAATGCCGGGGTTGATAGTCTGATTAGAAAATTGGCACAGCACGGTATTTATAACGACGTTAACAAGCGCATGGAATACGACAACAAAGTTTTCCATTACACAAACAACGTTGTCAACGAAGCACACAAAAACGGTACATTCTTTGCAGTTGAGGACGGAAACGTTGGCGTGTTAACACGTGTTGACCGTGAGGCATTGCGCCGCACACGTGCCAATTTCCATGAATGGGACGTTGTACGTTTGCCGTACATTGATTTGCCCGTTGGTTCGCATTATTACACAGCAGTAGGCGACCAGTCACAGATTGCGGGCGCAGCGAGTGCGGACATGACATGTAACGTTAAGGAATATTTCGGATTCAGTGTTGACGTTGCGTTTATTATCGCATACAACAGCGACCCGGGAAACGTTGCAAATCCGATTGTCAAAGCACAGATTGCCGAACGTGCTGAAAACGTTCCTTTGGGTATGCCCGTATATGTTACCAATTCAGAGAAAACGCCAATTTACACACAGACCGTATAATTTAGGTTTCAGTATTAACAACATGGGGGCGGGGAAAATCCCCCGTCCCTTTTTTTAATTTATAGCAATATGGAAACGTTAGTATCAATTAAAACAGATGCAGCCAACAAAACCGTTACAATCAATGAGGCGTCCGGCGGAAAACCGGAACACGCCGTTTATAGTGCAAGAATTGAGGACGGAAATTTGATTTTGATAAATTCAGTAATAACGCAGAAACGTTTTTCGGCACCATTTAACACGGTTTCAATTGACGGGGCAACGTATCAGACGGAAACCGAGTGTATGCAGCATTTGGCAAATATCGGAAGTTTTAAGCAGGGGGGCGGCGCAATCCCGGTAATATATAATCACGCCGGGCAAATCAAAGTAAATTACAATGGTTTGCAGATTTCAAATGTAACAGCCAACCAACAATACGAATTGCCATTGCATACGGCGACGCCAACGGTCGTTGCAGCCCCAACAACGCAATATCCAACCGGAAGCGAAACGACGTATAACCCTGCAATGTTTATTCCCGGAGATAACCCGCCAACAACAATGCGATTGAGGGAAAACAATATTCCCGGACAAACGCACCGTTGGCGTATAATCGGAAGTTATGAGAACAAAGCGCAGGGAAACAACGGCGAATTGCAATTTCTTTTGGTAAACCCGGACAGCGGGTTTTATGTTACCGACCAAATAACGTTGCCGAGTGACAAAACGGAGGGAACATTTACCATTGAATTAATGACAATTGCAGATGATGCAAGTTTGGCGGTTGGTAGGGGTTATTTGCTCAAAGCCGTAACGTCGTTTACTGATAATAATTTGGTCGTCAAAATTGACAGCATTACACGAATTAGCTTTGCCGTAGAAAATCAATAACTATGTATCGAATAAAAGAAATACAAGACGCATTATTGCACGTCGTCGGGTGGGAACAATCCTTTGACCCGGCAAAAGCAATTGACACGGATTTAACGCAGACGGAAAGCGGGTTGTATTTTCAAGGTGCGCACCCGCTTTTGACGTTGGATAATATGGCGGCTATTATGCCGGATGATTGGGGGCTGCAATACCCGGAATGGAACATGATATTACCATACAAAGCAGGGCAAAAAGTACGTCATAACAATATTGTTTGGATTGCGAAAATTGATAATACCGGAGAGGAACCGACGGCGAGCGATTTTAATAATGATTACAGCCGGGAGGATTACGGAAACCCATATTGGAAACCGTACAACATGTTAACGGACTTTTTGGAAAGAATGACACGAAACGGGATTGCAACCGCAATTCAGACATTTACCCAAATTAAGCAGTTGGATAAAGAAACACGCAATTTGTTAGAACGCAGAACGTTTTTTGATGGAGCCGGACGCATACGGGCAACTCTGCAAAATAATCATAAATTGGTTGGCTTTGAAATTGTCCCGGTTCGTGCAATTGGAGTGACAACGAAAATTGAAAAGATAGGTTTGCAAATGACCGGGGCGACCGGAAAAGTTAGAATGTATCTTTTTCATTCGTCCCAAATTGACCCGGTAAAGACCTTTGATTTGGATTTTACCGTAACAAATGGCGGTTTTCAATGGTTCCCGTTAACGGATTGTTATTTGCCGTATATTAGCGACGAAAACAACGCCGGGGGGTCGTGGTTCCTTTGCTACAATCAAGACGAATTACCCGCCGGAATGGAGGCAATAAACGTATCAAAGGATTGGAGCCGGGAACCGTGCGGAACATGCAACATTGGTTCCGTTCAATTTTGGCGAGAGTTGACAAAGTATTTGCAAGTAACGCCGTTTATGTATAATGCGCCGGAAACGTTCGCAGAATACCCGGAGTTGTGGGATATTGCATACACGATGTACACACGAACCCAAAATTACGGGCTGAATTGCGAAATTACTATTGGATGCGATTTAACGGATTTCATTATTTCCCAAAGGCAGATTTTCCAAACGGTAATACAAAGACAAGTTGCTGCAATTGCATTGCGGACGTTGGCAATGAACCCCAACGTAAGGGTTAACCGCAATCAATCAAACGCAACCCGGATGGATATTTTGTATGAGTTGGACGGCAACACGTCCGGCGTTCGCCCCGGCGGTTTAGGTTACGACCTTAAAAAGTCTTATGAGGCGTTGCAAATAGATACGCAAGGGTTAGACCGTATCTGTTTAGCCTGCAATAACCGTGGGGTAAGATACAGAACCGTGTAATTATATAATTCAAAGGGAAAGTTGTATATAATTTCATGTAAAAGTTGTATTTATGAAACGAATAACCGATTTGCGAAAAAGGGTTGCGGATTTCAACGAGGCTTTGACGTCCGGGCGGATAATACAAAACATTATATGGGACAATGAGGCATATATAGTTGATTTGAACGCCGAGGAACAATTGTTTGAACAAGGTATTAACCGTTTGGGCGTCGATATTTCGGATTATGCACCATACAGCCCCGTAACAATCGCAATTAAAGAGGCTAAGGGACAGCCGACAAACCGGGTAACGTTACGGGATGAGGGAGATTTTGAAAGTAGTTTTTATTTAGAGGTTGGCGACAAACAATTTGAAATTAAAGCGTCTGACTTTAAAACAGAGGATTTAATAAAAAAATACGGTCGTCAAATATTGGGTTTAACCGACGAAAATATTTCAATATTGATTTGGAAATATATTTTCCCGGATTTAATGGCAGAAACAAAAAAACAAATTTATGGCAAATAACGTAAAAGCCCCGGTTATTGACAACCCGGAATTGTTAGACCGGATAATTGGGGACATTCAAAACGGATTGGTTGATAATTTGCCGTGGTTGGACTTTGCATTTGGCAGGGCGGAAAGACTTGTTAAATACAACGGGAACCAAAAGCGATATTATACGTCAAATGTTTATTCCGGCAATAACGATTATATGGAAGTAACGCCGGATTCAAATATTGGTAATTTCTGTTTTTTTTGGGTTGACGACCCGCAAAACATAAGTTGGGAACCCGGCGTTGATATTGGAATAAAAACGGCGTTTTCGATTATCTTTTGGTTTGATTATCGAAAGATTTTCGACGAAGCAAGCAACAGAAACAAAGAGGCGTTAAAACGTCAAATATTGGACGTATTAAACGGCGGGTTTTTGTTGCGTCATGGAGGCTATAAAATAAACAAAGTCTATGAATTGGCGGAAAACATTTACCGGGGGTTTTCTTTGGACGAAATAGACAACCAATTTTTAATGCACCCGTTCGGCGGATTCCGGTTTGAGGGCGAATTGAGTATTGGAGAAACATGTAAATTGTAGTATATGGAACATTTTATTTATAACATTATTGTTGTCGCATTAATAGCGGCTTTTGTGCTGACGTTATTACGCAAATGGGGCGTCATTGAATGGGTACAGATTCACGGGAACGATTTCTTTTCAAAGATGTTTAATTGCGATTTCTGTTTGTCGTGGTGGACGTGCGTTTTGATTTGTTTCTTTGCGTTGATATTTACCGGGAACCCCGCATTTTTGGGCGTTCCCTTTTGTAGTACAATGATAACACGTATTTTATTATGAAGAATGTACAAATAAAAGGAATGAACGTTGAGTTGTATGATTCAATCGAGGATTTGCCAATTATGCGTTTCCACAAGTATAACAAAATGCTTTTGGTTGACGCCGGGGTTGGTTCCGATTTGTCGGATTTTGACCGACATATTGAAAAGGTAATACGTTATTTGAACAGCCCAACGCCAAACATGGCAACCGTTGAGTTGGAAAATATGCGCCAAAACATATATTTCATTCAATCCGAGGTTTCCCCCCGGCATTTGGCTTTTGCCGTGTTGGTTAAATCAATAAATGGTAAACCCCGAAATGATTTGTCAGATGATGGATTGCAACAAACAATGAGTCTTTTTAAAGACGTTGCAAATTCAGAGATAACCGCCCATTTGGAAGCGGTTAAAAAAAAAATAGACGATGAATTGCGTTTGTATTTTCCCCGGTTGTTCGATGATGCGACATTGAAAGAGTATTACGATAAATTGAAACAAAGAACGATTGTTGTATTACGCACAATAATAGACGGTCGGGCAACCGAGGCGGACGCAAAAGAGATTGACGACATTACGGCGGAGTTGATAACCTATTTCAACCCGCAGACGTTTACCGGGTCGGAAAGCGTGGAAATTAGGCATGACAGACAATTTGAAAATATGTGTTTGATATTGTCCCAAAATTTGCATGTTGACCCAAAGAAATTTACCGTTTTGGAATATTACAACGCATTTGAGTATATCAAGGAACAAGCCAAAAAAGCAAACAAGCAAAAAAAGGCAAAATAAGGCGATTTCCGGCGTTTTTATTTTTAGGCGATAAATTACACATTTGAGAAAAGAAAATGCAACAGACGGGAAATTTCCCGTAAATAACTAAATAATCGGCGTATGGCAGATAATAACAACCCAATCAAATATTCGGATTTAATAAGCCCGGATAATTCGATTACAGATTTGATAAAACAATTGGATGAACTTTCGGACACCTATACAAATGCGCTGAAAAATATCAAAGCCGAGGCAATACAATTGGCGGAGATTCTGAAAAAGGTTTCCGGCGCAACGGAGGACGGGCGAAAGACAACCAAAAAAGCCGCAGACGATGCCGAACGTTTGGCACGTGCACAACGTGATTTGGCGTTTGCAGAAAGCGAGAACGCCAAAAAGTTAGCCGAGTTAAAATTGGCACAGCAGAAAGCGAACCAAATTAATAAACTGATTGTGAAAATAAATCAATCCGCCGAGGGTAGTTATAACCGTTTATCGGCGCAATATTCATTGAATAAGATTTATTTAAACAACATGACTAAAGCCGAACGGGAAAACACCGAGGAGGGGCGAAAATTGGTTGCACAGACCAAAGAAATATACGAAGAAATGAAACGTTTGCAGGAGGCAACCGGAAAATTTCAATTGAACGTCGGAAATTATACGGAGGCGTCCGACGCAATAATTGCGTATGGCGACAAACTGAAAGAAACGTTAGGTTTAAATAGCGCATTTGGCGAAAGTCTTTTGGCGTTAGGACGTGGCGGGGCTGAAAGTAAAGCAGTTTTTACAGCTATTGGCGACGGGGCAAAAGCATTGGGAAAAACTTTGTTGGGATTACTTTCAAACCCGGTATTTTTGGCGATTGCCGGAATTGCGGCGGCGGGTGCGGCGTTCAAATGGTGGTACGATTATAACGCCGGGTTAGTTGAGGCAACAAGATTGACGCAACAATTTACCGGGAAAAGTGGCGATGATTTGAAAGCATTTAGAAATGAGGTGCAAGCCGTCGCCGATTCATTCAACGCAGATTTACGGGAAACATTGATTGCAACAAACGCATTATCAAAACAATTTGGTATTTCTGCAAATGAGGCATTGCAATTGGTTAAGGATGGGTTTTTAGCCGGAGGCGATGCGAACGGGGAATTTTTAGACACGTTGAAAGAATACCCGGCATATTTCAAAGAGGCGGGAATATCAGCAGACCAATTTGTTGCAATTGTTACCCAAACAAACAAAATGGGTATCTTTTCAGACAAAGGCGTTGACGCAATTAAAGAGGCTAATTTGCGTTTACGTGAAATGACAACAGCGACGGCGGCGGCGTTGGATGGTATCGGTATTTCGTCGGAACAAGTTCAAAAGGATTTGCAGACCGGAACCAAAACAACGTTTGATGTAATACAAGAAATTTCCGCTAAATTGTCAGAATTGCCGGACAATGCGGCAACCGTAGGGGCGGCGATTGCTGATATTTTCGGCGGAGCCGGAGAGGATGCAGGATTGCAATATTTGCGCACGTTGAAAGATATTTCAACGAATATGGACGAAGTAAAAGGGAAAGCCGGGATATTAGCGCAATTGCAGGAGGAACAATTGCAAAGCCAAATTGAATTGCAAAACGCATTATCCGGGCTATTTGATGCAACCGGAGGAAATTTTGAAACGTTGACAACGCAGGCAAAAGTTTTCGTAAATCAAGGTTTAACAGCAATAATAAAAGGGGTCATTGATATAATCAATTACTTTATTGAGTTGTACAATGAAAGTGTTTTGATACATGCCATTTGGAACGGTATAGTTGCCGGATTTAAAACCACATTTGACACGTTAGGAAATTTGTTTGGATTCTTTATTGATATTGTCAAAGCAACCGGAACCGCATTAAAGGGAGCGTTTACGTTGGATTTTGACGACGTTAAAAAAGGGTTGTCAGATTATGCAGCCGCATACGGAAATTTGGTAAAAGCACAAGTAAAGGACATTACCCAAAATTTCAAAGAGGGGTTGGATGATATGCAAAAGAAAATAAAGCCGATAACAATCCCCGTTTCCGTAGGAGATACGCCAAAAGAACCGACCGGGAACAAACCCGTAACAACACAGAACCCAACCGTAACGCCGAGGGGTAAAAGCGATGCGGAAAAGGCAGCAGAACAGCAAGCAAAACAAATTGAGGCGGCATATAAAAAGAATTTGGAAGCAACCCGAAAATTGCAGGATGCACAATTGCAGTTGGAAACCGACGAATGGGCAAAGCGTCGCCAACAAACGCAATATCAGTATTCCCGCCAAATTGAGGATTTACAACACCAATTGCAGACCGAAAAGGATTTGAACGAAACCGGACGCCAAGCGATAAACGCCACAATTACGGCATTGGAACAGCAACAAACCGAGGCGTTATTGAAAATCGAACAAGACCGACAATTGCAGGAATTGGCGTTGCAGAAAGAAAGCATTGAATTACGTTTGCAAGCAGTCAAAGAGGGCAGCGAGCAGGAAAGACAATTGCGGATGCAGTTGTTGGAAAACGAAAGACAAACCGCATTATTACAGAACCAACAGAAACCGACCGGGCAACAGCAGGACGCCGGGGCGATTAATGCAAGTTTTGACGCAAAGGGAGCCGGAATTGCGGACGAATATTTGCAAGCGCAATTACAGATATTCGACCAACAACAAGCGTTGGCACAATCGGAATTTGATTTGTTAAGAAATTCAGAAGCCCGGAAAACTCAATTCCGTTTGCAAGCAGAAAAGGAACGTTTGCAAAAGGTTTTAGAATTAAATCAGCAAGCCGCCAATAAATTGTCTGATGTTGAGGTACAAACAATTCAAAACACTATTAAAAAAATAGACCAAGAAATTGAGCAATCCAAAGGGGAGGAACGAGGAACAGACATTTACGGTTTGTTTGGGCTTAATTTGGACGACGACCAAAAAGAGGCAATTAATACGTCTATGCAATACGCATTGGATGCGTTAAATACATTCACGGCGGCACGTGTTGCCGCAGCAGATGCAGCCGTTGAGCAAGCGGATAAAGAGGTTTCCGCCGCACAATCGGCGTTGGATGCAGAATTGGAAGCAAGGGCAAACGGGTACGCCAATAATGTTGTACAAGCGCAAAAGGAGTTGGATTTGGCAAAGAAAAACCAAGAAAAAGCGTTGAAAGAACAACAGAAAGCGCAAAAACAGCAGGCAGCAATACAAACATTGCAGCAAATCGGAAACATGGTAACAGCAACGGCGTTGATTTGGTCGCAATTAGGTTTCCCGCTTGCAATACCTGCAATTGCCGTAATGTGGGCGAGTTTTGCAGCGTCTAAAATTAAGGCGGCGCAATTGGCAAAACAGACCGGAGGAACCGGAGGAACAGAAACATACGGCGACGGTACCGTTGAACTTTTGGAGGGCGGTTCGCACCAAAGCGGAAATGATATTGATTTAGGAACGAAACCGGACGGAACCCGCCGACGTGCAGAGGGAGGCGAATTTTTCGCCGTGATAAATAAACGAAGTTCACGCCGTTTCAGAAAGATAATACCGGACGTTATTAATTCGCTAAACAATGGTACATTTGCACATAAGTATTTAAAATCCTATTCAGACGGCGACGGTTTGACGTTAAACGTTACCGGACAAAGCCCGGATTTACGCAGTTTGTCGGATGATGTAAGGGAAATTAAGGAACAGAACCGACGACGGGTTTACGTGGATGGCGACGGAAATACGATTGAAAGTTACAAGAATTTGAAACGTAAAATTAAAAAGCTATGACACCGAAATATAAATTCTATTTGCAAATAGGAGAGGACGGCGAAAAACAAGTTGTTAACCCAAATTATAAAGATGATTTGGCGTTGGACTATGAATTGGAAACAAATCAAAGATTTTACCGGGCTAAATTGTCCGGTAAAATAAACTTTGTCCGTGCTGATTACGATATTATCAATGACGCCCCGTTTGATTCTGAATTTTTCCTATATATCGAAAAAAGCGATGATTGGGGACAAACATACAATCAGTATTACAAAGCAATGTTTATGAAAACAGATTGTACGTTTAATGATGATGATAAATTGGTAACGGTACAACCGGAAACAATAGACGAATACAACAACGTTTTAGCGGGTTTGGAAAAAGAGTACAATTTGATTGAGTTGGCACCGGAAATAAAATACCTTACAATCAGAAAAAGACCTTTGATTCAAATCTATATTCCCGGAGATAGTATTGTTTCGTGTTTTTTAGGCGGTACAAATTGGGAGCAAGACGCAAACGTTGTTACAGACACAAACGAACTGATTAATAAATACTATTTTTCAGTTGTAGGAAAGTTTAGGAAAATAAATGTAAAAGCACCATTTATTGGTTACGCCCCGGGGGACGGTACATATTACGGAAAGTTAGGCGGAAAATATTATAATTCAAACGGATATTACATACAAGCCGAGCAAGTATTGGGACAAGTCGCATACCAATTAAAAATATATGATAATAACGGAAATTTGGCAGCATATACAGACGTTCGTGTTGGTATAGACCCGGTTGGAACATATCAATTTAAGAAAGAAACGGGAGGTTTAACGTTTACTTATGATGCAACCGGAACAGAAAACAATATTTATGCACGTTATTTGTGTGACGTTGATAAAATAGACGATTTGACAACATACGATTTGCCGATTGATGATATTGTTGACAATAACAGAAATTACAAAAAGGCTATCGGGTACGCCATAGATGTTGTTTTTAGTTCGGTTAACTTTTCATACGAACCGACCGAGTGGGGATTGGCGAGCAACGGACGATATTATTTGCCCCCATATTCGATTTATGGTGCGGTATTTTATCCAATTGCCCGGTCAACATGGGGCAATTATTCGTTGTGGTTTTCATTTGCGATATTCGATTGGATATTGGAGGAAAAAGCACGAAAGGCGTACACGTTAAAAGATACATTTACGTTGTCGTCATGTATCAACGTTTTGTTGAAACAATTTGCCCCGGAAATAACACATGAAGCAACGCCGGAATACAGCCAATTTTTATATAATACAAACAATCCTATTTCCGGGCAGTCGTTTAAATTGCTTATAAGTCAGAAAAGTAATATCATTAATGGAGAATATCAGACCCCGGCGCAAAAAGCCCCGATTACATTGCAACAGATTATGACGATGTTACGGGATATTTACAAATGTTATTGGTATATTGAGGACGGAAAGTTTAAGATTGAACAAATAAGTTGGTTTAGAAATGGCGGTTCGTATGGATATAACCCGATTATTGATTATGATTTAACACAATTAGAAAATATTAGGAACGGCAAAAAATTAGCTTTTGCAACGTCTGAATATTCATTTGACAAAGTAGATATGCCGGAACGTTATCAATTTGAGTGGATGGATGATGTAACAACACCATTTGAGGGTTTACCAATAGAAATTACGTCAAAATATGTAACAGCCGGAAAAATTGAGGAAATAAACATTTCAAATTTTACGTCTGATATAGATTTGATGTTGTTAAACCCCGGTGCAATTAGTGCGGATGGATTCGCATTGTTTGCGGCGGTTACGCCGTCCGGAGGCGGTCAATTGGAATTGCCGTTTACAAGACAAACCGTTGAGAACGTAGAATACTATTTACAAAATGGTTATTTAGCATTTATCAATATACAACCGACATATTGGGTTTATGATATGCCCGCCCGGAATTTTAAAATAAACAATGCTCAAAGTTATGCAGTTGGAGGAATAGAACGAAAGAAAAAACAAACATTGAATTTCCCGGCAGGAACAACAGACCCAAATCCGATGCAGTTAGTTAAAACATATATCGGTAACGGTCAAGTTGATAAACTTTCAGTAAATTTGTGTAGCCGAAATATTAAAGCAACGTTGAAATATGATACAGAATAACAATATAAGCGTATTACCGTGGTACACGTCAATAAATGAACAGAACCATAGAAAAAGTTACGCATACGGTGCAATTTACCCGCTGTTTGCCCCGGCTGATAGATTGTTACCGTTTCAGATAATAAGAAACACACGGTCAAACAATGTTACGTCAGTGGTATTGTATGAAAAGACCGGAAAGCAAGTTGCAAACATAACAACGTATATGAAAGAAACCGGATTGAAGATTGTCCGGTTTCAAACGTTGGGTTATGATGTTATATTGTACCCGTCAATATTGCCCATGCCATTAAATCAGTTGGACGGAATATATTATATGACGTTATCGGATGGGGCGCAAACGTGGTATTCCGAAATGTTTACCGTTGTACAAGACGTTTCCGGGTACCTTAAAATTGAATGGTGGGACATTGAAAATTTGGTATTTGACGCCGGGCAAATAGTATATAAAAACCCGGATTTCAAAAATACGTTGTACCTTTGTACCGAGTTGGGAAAGCCGGATTATGAATTTGAAGAGGACGGCGAAGAACGGGACGGGTATTTTTTCCCGGAAAAACAAATATCAGTCAAAACGTTTAAATGTACGATATTGGCACCGGAGTTCCTTTGCGATGTTATGCGTTTTATCCGTATGGCTGATTATATTCATATAACGGATAAATACGGCAGGAAATACGATTGCGACACGTTTCTAATTACCCCAAAATGGCAAACGCAGGGAGATTTGGCGAGCGTGGAAATTGAGTTTAAAACAAATACCGTAGTAAAGAAAATAGGACGTGGCTATATTATAAGCAATAAAGGAGATTTTAACGACGATTTCAATAATGATTTCAAGAACAATTAAATTATTTAATTATGGCAAATTACGAAGAATTAAAAACAGCTATTAAGGACGTTATTAAAACTAACGGTACCCAATCAATTACGGGACAAATTATGCAAAATTCATTACTTTCAATAATTAATAGTTTAGGGAGTAATTATCAATTTGCAGGAGTTGCAACCACATCAACTAATCCCGGAACCCCCGACCAAAATGTTTTTTATTTAGCCGGAGAGGGAACATATCCTAATTTTTCAAACTCAATAATAGATACGGGACAATTAGGTATATTAAAATGGAACGGTTCATGGAAAAAAGAAACATTGGAAATTGGTTCGGGTGGTGGAAATATGATATTGAATTGGAATACAGATTACAATACAACAAGATCGCAAGTTTTGCGAAAATACAGAAAACCGGGATTACATATAACATATAAGCACCCAACTTTGGGTTGGATTAATGAGCAATCAACAATTTCAGATGAACAAGCGGGAGACAATAGATATTGGGGATTAGATGTTAATTGGCAAAAAATACTAATAAGTAAAGATTTTGATGCTTTAAATGAGCAAGATAAAAATTATTTATACAATCAGAATAATAAATTAAACTCTGTAATTAAACGAGGTTTAATCATTTCATCGAAGGGTAATATTGCAACAGCATCAAATACATTGCAAAAAATTCATATTTTTGATGTACAAGATTGCGAAAATGTTTATCTGAATGTAGAAGCTAATAATTATTATGCACCTTTTTATGCTTTTGCTTTTTCTGAAAGTCCCGTTGAAGATGTTAAAGAAGGAACTAATACATTATCAGAAGAAAGACCGGAGTTAACGCAAGCAAACACGGATTTTTCATTTTCCGGGTTTATCGTTAAACCGGGAAACGCAAAAACATTAATTGTTCAAGAAACAAACTCGAAAGAAGATACAATAAAGGTATATAGAATATTAGTTGATGAATTTAATTCATTAAAGAAAGAAGTTGAACAATTATTACCGACATCGCAAAAAGATATTACAGAACAAATAATTTGGCGTACACAAACATTTATTTATAATCAGAATATTAGTTATAATGGCGACGAATATAAATATTCAATGCAAACAAATGCAATTCAATATGATAGAATAAAAGTTGTATTGCCAAGTGGGTATAATATAAAAGTTCGTGGTTTGTGGACATCAAATAACATTATCAAAGCAAATGCAAACAAAGAGTATGTTTTAAGTTTAGGTAACACGCACGTAGAAATATGTATATATTTAAGTGATACAAGTCAGACTCTAACCCCGGAAAAATTAATTTCTGACGGAGTAAAAATATATGGAGTTCCAATATTTGAAACAGAAAACATAAATTATAATATACTACAAAGAAGAAACCTACCATATACATGGATGGGTTATCGTTCTTATGTAATAAAAGACGGAGTTATAACCGCATTATCAAATAAAAATTTTTGTTGTATATTTGGAGTAGAAGTTAAAGAGGGTAGATATTATCGAATAAGATATGTAGGTAACGGAAGTCAATACGATTTTTGGGCTTCTTATG